CTAGTTCTGAAATTAAAGACTACATCGACCGTGGCTGGAAAAGGAGTAAGTAATGACTTTAAATGAAAAATTAGAATACGCTCTGAATGCCTTTTTCGAAGCTAAAGCAGGAGATGAATGCTCTTGCTGTGGTAATAAAATTGATGAAGAAGGTAAATGTGGATGTGGCCCGGAATGCAAGCACTGTGGCGGACAACACGACATTTCAGAAGCTAAAAAGAAAGAAGAAGAAAAGCTTGACCCAGTCGATAAAGCAGATGCAGACATCGATAATGACGGTGATGTAGATGACACTGATGATTATTTAAAGAATCGTCGTAAAAAGATTGGTAAAGCAATCGACGCTAAAAAATTAAAAGAGATGGCAAAAGCCTCTAAGAATTAATATATAATTAATATGAATGAAAAATATATCTTATGGAGGATATTATGAGAAAACTAATTGAATGGCTAAAAAGCTTATTCGGAACTGGCGTAAAACCAGTTGACCCAGTAAAAGAGCCTAAGAAGGCTGCAGTTGCTAAAGGTCCTAAAAAGACAGTAGCTGCCAAAGCAGTATCAAAACCTGCTAAGCCAACTAAAGCATCGTTAAATAAATTAACGAAAGCTCAGTTGGAAGAAAAGGGTCGTGAAATCGGGATTGAACTCGATAAGCGTAAGAAAAAAGCTGATTTAGTAGACGAAGTTTTTAAGCAATTAAAATAAGTTTCTAACGAAACATTGAATGCGATTTTTGTTATAACTTAACGTTAAATATAACAGGAGAATAACAATGGCACTATGGGGAAAAACAGACGCTGCGGCAAGTGCGCCGAAGTGGTTATCCGACGATGCTAATAACACTAATAAGTCTAATGATAAAGACAACGCAGTATTCGTTGACTTGACAGAAGCAGGTGTTGCTGCAAACCAAGCTAAAGGTCTTAAAACACCAGGTTGGAATCTCTACAATACTTATACAACAGCAGATGGTCGTACAAGACATATCGCTGAGCCACTATGCGTAATGAAAGTTGCTGCTGGTGATGCAGGTGATGCTGGTGTATCTGGTACTGGTGATGATTCAGTGGTTGCTGACAGCTAATAAATAGTTTTATTAACAATAAATAATTTTTTATAATATGAATTTAACAGAATCAACCTTTCTGCTCTATGCGATGAAGCACTATGACAATCCTCAATGTACGGATATGTCAGAGTTTGAAGAAGACATGAAAAGATTTCAGTATCTTCGAAAGCTCTTCAGTCGTTATAAGCAAGACAATGATTTGAAAGAAAGGTTGATACTGAATCACTTAATTGTGATATACAATGTGTTTGGAGTAGATGCAACTAACATGCTCTTTTTAAAATTGCATGAGTTTCATAGCTACCTTAAACCATTTGTGGAATATTTAAATTTTATGCCACAAGTATTGCAATACGATGAGAATATTATCAATAAAGATAGTATTATTGGTGACATATTTATTGAACAAAAACTAAAGGAAATTTAAATGGTAGTTGATTTATTTTTAGTATTTCAGTTTATTAAAAAGCTTGTTACGCCTTTTAATAAGTGGCCTGCTCATAAATTAGGAATTATCGATGCGAAGGGTAATATTATTATTCGTCGTAAAGATTTTACTAAAAGAGAGCAGACAAAAGCTTTTGGTGTATTTGACCAATTAGTTGGAAATGTTAAAAAACTACTTGCTAAATTACCTGGCGGTTCTACAAGACTAGCTTCTTATGCAGCTGCATTATGGTTAGTTAAAGAACAAGCTGCGCTTGAAAATAATACCATGCTAAATGAAGAGTTTCTAATTGAGGAATATCTTTCTCAAGCTGAAAACAGATTCATTAATGAATGGGCTGATATCATTGAAGCTTCGGAAAAAGAAGAAATGACTGGTGTTGGTAGTGGAGCAATCGCAGGATTAGGAGTCGGAGCACAAGGTGAACCTGGTGTTTCTAAAAAGGCTCAAAAGAAATATAAGCGCAAAAATTTTAAAGATTTTGCAAAGTAATGGCTACAGTAAATGTTAAGGAATTAGTCGACGTAACGGTTATTCCTACATATGAAACATATACTAATGTTATTAAATCAGTAAATTATACAATTACTGTTTATGACGATGTAGTTGGAGCTAATACAAATATTAGTTTATTACAGCAAAGTGTTTTAAGTGCTGAAGATTTAGCAAATAATAATTTTATTACTGCTAATAGTACTGTAACACAAACTGAAATTATTAATTGGGCACATACTAATCTCGGTGGAGATGAAGCAGCAGCAGATTTAATATCTTATGCTGAAACAAAATTAGCTGATTCAATATATTTGGCTGATGGCACATCGGATTACGACTTTAGTACTAACCCACTTTAGGAATTAAATATGAAACAAGAAAATAGAGATAACGTTTTTGAACAACTAAAAATTGACGAAGGTGTTGTATACGAAATATACAAAGACCATCTCGGCTATCCTACATTTGGTGTAGGTCATTTAGTATTAGATTCAGACCCAGAGTTTGGTGCTGATGTCGGTACACCAGTTGACGAAGACAGAGTCAAAGATTGTTTTGATAAGGATTTAGAAATCGCTATCAGTGAGTGTCATGCTCTTTATACTGAAGAATCATTTAATGATTTTCCTGGCGAAGTTCAAGAGATTCTTGTTAATATGATGTTTAATATGGGACGTACTCGTTTAAGTAAGTTCAAAAAATTCAATGCTGCATTACACGAAGGTGACTGGGCAGAAGCCGCAGTTGAAGGACGTGATAGTAGATGGCATAAACAAGTGACCAACAGAGCGGAGCGCTTGATGGTCAGGATGGAACAAGTTTAATAAATAAACCAAACAATACTTTATACGGAACTAAAATGGCAATAGAAAAAATTATCCAAGCTGCTATTGATAATAATCCTTTAAAGCTTAAAGAAGCTTTTGAAGACGAAATGAATGGTCGTTTACGAAGTGCTTTACAAGAAGCAGTTAGTAATATGAATGAAGATGATAGGTTTGGTGACACTGATAAAGTTACAATTGAATATAAAGGTAATGATGAGCGGCGCAAAGAAGAAGCAGAAAGATATGGAATTAAAATTGGCGCGCCAAGACAGAGAGATGGAAAATCTATCGTAACTGGTGACCATGATAAAGTTGCTAAATATTTAGCAAAACATTACGGTTCCGAAGAAAAAGCCAAAGAAAAACATCCAAGAGTTTTCAAGTCTGATGATGACAGTGGCGACAGCGAATTTAAACCAGTAGCTATTCAAGTAGGTGGCTCAGGAAATCTTCAAAAGATATTTGACGCTATGAACGAACAAGGTGAAGTAGGTTTAGATGAAATGTTAGGATTTGAGGGCGGAGGTGATGCCGATGTCCGTGGGGAAACTGTTTTTTATCCAGACTCAGAAGTAGATGAAAATGGTTTAAAAGAAATTATAAAGAAATGTGATTACCGAACTAAACTATCAAATTACACTGCAAAGCGTATAGCTGCACATATAAACAACGGTGGTAAAGTTAATAGCTGGGAGCCTAGCGAAGACGATACACAAAACATCGGCTATGATGCAATATATTACAATGGCTTGCTTGAAAATGTAATTAAGCCTAGTGGTTCAGGTTTAACATATAGAGCCAAATTAAGTTAAAAAAAGGAGAAATAGAGATGTCTATTGAAAAAATTATAGCTGAAGCAATTGAGAACAATCCGCTTAAGCTAAAAGAAGCATTCGAAGATGAAATGAATGTGCGTATTCGTGCTGCTCTTGAAGAAAAGTACAAAGAAATGACTTCTGAAGAAGAGGAAGTTGTTGCTGAGGAAACTGAAGAGCTCGTTGAAGAAGACGAAGATGAATCTGATGAAGAAGAATCTGACGATGACGACGAAGAAGAGGATTTCGACGAAGCCGCTTGTGTCAAAGAAATGAAAAAGAGACACGCTGATGGCGAGAAAAAAGGCGATATCATCAAAGCTGTAAAAGAAAAGTACGGCTGTTCTGAAGCTAAGTGCAACGAATTATACGCTTCTAACTGCGGTTAATACCGCACCATGTGGTCATGGATAAAAGCTTGGTGGTTTGGTAAGTCTTATACTATTACAGTATCTTATGACACCAAGTTTGGAAATGTTGATGATAAGAAATATCTGGGTGTGCGGAAGATTAAAAAATCTACTTGGAAAGAGCTTATCTTTGTAACTGCGGACAAAAAGCTGGTCTCCGTACGGTCAGCTAGTGGTCTGTTCTATAGAATTGAGGAAGAATAAATGTATCAAATATTAATAGGAATTATTTTAATCCTTGGTGGTGCATCTTATTACTTATTCGACCAAAACCAAACTCTAATAGGAAATAACGCAAAGTTAGAGCTTGCTGTTGAAGAACAAAAGCAAGCTATCGAAGCTATTAGAGAGTCATACGAAAAACAAGGTGAAGCACTCAATAATATGAGTCGTGCTAATGCTGCTATTGAAGCAGAAAAAGAACGTTACCTTGAAATTTTTAAAAGACATAATCTTAACTTACTAGCAATTAAAAAACCTGGTCTGATTGAGAGTCGTATCAATAATGGTACAAAAGAAGTATTTGAGGGATTAGAAAATGATAGCAAGAACATTACTGTTAGCGCTACTGACGACAACAATAATTAGTGGTTGTTCTTTACTACCACAAAAGAAAATTGAAATAGTCAGTAAACCTGTCCCTATTAATATAATCCAACCAGAATTACCAAGACCAATTAATTTAGCTGATGTTCAGATGAGTGTTGTATCTGAAGCAGTTATTGTTAATCCTTGTAAACGTTCTATTCCGTTTGACCCACCTCAGTACGATGATAAAGGTGCTGAAAAACTCAAACGTCCTAAAGCGTGTGATTTAGAGGATAGAGAGAATCCAACATGGCCAGTCGGCTATACATATCTCGATAGATTCCTCGATGAAAATAAAATTGCACAAGGTGGTGACATAGTTTTCGTAGCAACTACGATAAAAGACTATGAAATAATGACAGCAAATTTCCAAGAGCTTCGTAGGTATATCAGAGAGCTCGGAGAAGTCATTGTTTATTATCGTAAGGTAACCACCAATGACAAAGAAGAAAAGGCAGCTGAGTCAAAACCAGTTGACCAGTAGACCACTTAGTCACCTTTCATCAGAAAATAAATCTTAATTAATATCATTCTAATAAGATTAACTTATAAATAATAGTTGACAAAACTATGAAGCTGTGATATAATAACCCATATTAGGAGACAGCGTGTCAGACGAACTCAATCATGTCAAAACCGACATTGCGCTAATTAAAAACGACATCAAACAAATCGAAAGATTTTTTGATAAAGTTGACGAAGCTATGGACCAAATGGTCAACATTAGTCAAGATATTGCGGTGCAACAAAACGTGTTAGAGACATTTGAGAGCAAGTTAAATACAGTTGAAAACAAAATAGATACACAAGCGCGCATTAATGTTGAATCGCGATTTGCTTTTAAAGAAGAGCTTGACGAGCACAAATATAGATTTAAAGAAGCTATGACAGATGGAATGAATCAAGCACAATCTGCTCACCAAGAATATAACTTAAAACAAAGAGAATGGATGGAAGAGCGCTCAGAACGAACACTTACAGCTATTAATACATTGACAAAAGAATTAAATATTAAAATTGATGAACAAGATAGACGTATCCGTAATTTAGAAAATTTAAAATGGTGGTTACTTGGTGCAGTAGCTGTAGTCACTGCTGGTGCCAATATGTTTATAGATATGATGACTGGTAAATAATGGTTGACAAATGCCACCAAACGTGTTATAATAACACAAATTAATTAAACAGACTTAAACACTTATATTATGATTGATTTCGTTGACGTACAATACGCACAATCTCTTGCAGGTCGCATGGAGAGATTTAAAGTAACGCGTACAAATCCTTATAGAATTAACTTCCGTTGCCCATTGTGTGGTGACAGTCAAAAGTCTCGTACAAAAGCAAGGGGTTGGCTGCTTGAGAAAGACAACAACTTTCACTACTATTGTCACAACTGTGGTGCAAGTCATTCCTTTTCCTACTTTCTCAAGTTAGTCGACCCTCTTGCATTCAAAGACTATACCTCAGAAAAATTTATAAACAAAACAAGACCAAAAGATAAATTAACAGTTCTTGAGAAGACAAAATTTGAAGCCCCAAAATTTGACAATAAGGCAGCGATAAAAAGTATAAAAAAAGTATCTCAACTGGACTATAACCATTTTGCCAAAATATATATACAAAAGAGGGTAATTCCTTCAGAGCAACATTATCGCATATATTACACCCCAAAATTTAAAACTTGGGTTAATACTATTATACCGGATAAATTTGCTAATACTGATAGAGATGAACCTCGTTTGGTAATTCCATTCTTCGATAAAGACAAGAAGATGTTTGGAGTATCAGCTAGATGTTTTAAACCTGACTCTAGCTTAAGATACATTACAATTATGTTTGAGGATAAACCGAAGATATTCGGCCTCGATGTTGTCGACTTTAACCAACAATATTTTGTGGTTGAAGGTGCAATAGATTGTATGTTTTTAAAAAATGCAGTTGCTATGGCAGGTGCTGATGGAAATACTGAAGCTTTAAATAATGTAGATAAAAACGCAGTATTCGTTTTTGACGCAGAACCTCGCAATAAAGAGATTCACAAAAGAATGGAAAAAATCATTGACAAAGGCTATTCAATCTGTATTTGGCCAAATGATTTACCAGGAAAAGACATTAATGAAATGGTCCTTAACGGCCATAAGAATATTGAAGAAACAATTAGAAATAACGTTTATAAGGGACTCGAAGCAAAGATGAAATTTAATTTTTGGAAAAAATCATAATGGCATCACTTCTCTTATCCACCTTTTCATTCTTCCACCATAAAAGAAATAACTAGGAGAGTAGTATGCAATATTGCGGCATAGAAATCGACAATAAACGGAATAAAATTTTATCAGAACAATCACTCAAATTATTACAAGACTACTATTGTAGAGAAGACGAAAAGTCACCTCAACAAGCTTTTGCTCGAGCTGCAGCATGTTTTAGTAATGGTAACAACAAATTAGCACAACGAATATATGATTATGTTTCACAAGGCTGGTTTATGTATAGTTCTCCAGTATTGTCGAATGCTATCCTTAAAGGTGAAGAAGTTAAAGCACTACCAATTTCTTGTTTCCTAAGCTATGTGCCAGATACACTTGATGGTTTAATTGACCATACAAATGAGTTAAGATGGCTATCAGTAAAAGGTGGCGGAGTTGGTGGACATTGGTCAGACATCAGAGCAGTATCTAAGAAAGCTCCTGGTCCTATGCCATTCTTACATACAGTCGAC